CAAAATGGAATGTCTAAACTAATTAAATTAACGAATCCTGAAGAAGTTCCTGAGTTAATAAAAGAGGCTATTTGTTATTATAGGGGTTGTTTTCCTCAATATTCAGATGCTGAAATAGCCAGACGAGTGAATAAAAATCTTGATTGTATATCTATAGACGAAAAACTTGTTTTAGAAATTTTAGAATTAGAGCCAGACCGTCTTTTTAAACATAAATTTGGCGGTGCAGAATCTGTAAAATTGGGGATACTTTTAGGGGAACTAAAATTTTCAACGTTACACTCTAGAGTCAAATTTTTAACCGATATAATGATAATGGGTAAAGAAGGATATGAAGAACAAAGAGCCACTAACAGAGGTGATATTGTAACTTTAACAGCTAAAAACCTAAATGCCTCATTAGAAGCACATAAACAATTAGGAATGATTCTAGAAAAAGTTGAAGCTCTGACTGAACGAGAGGAAGAAGTCTTTTTAGAAGTTGATGTTTACCCACAATTTTTACCCACATCGAACCTAGCTTCTAATGAAGAAGACGAAGTTTTGAACTAAAACACACCTCGCCCATTTCAAGATTAATCCTTCTATTAAAACCTACCAAATGGTCAACATTGCAAAAGGTCTTAAACCCAAGAACCACTCGCAAGCAAAATTCTTACAGTCCATTCGAGAAAATACCATAACTTTAGGGATTGGTGAAGCTGGTACAGGAAAAACGTTATTAGCCATGTATGCGGCTATTTTAGCTATAAATAATCCTGAATCGCCTATTGATTCTATTCTTTATGTCAGACCATTTGTTAATGAACCAGATGAACAAGATATTGGGGCTTTGCCAGGAGAATACGAGGAAAAAATTGATTTATTAGGACTTCCTCTTTGGACTAATTTATCTGAAATTTGTTCCCCTGATGAGCTTAGAAAGTTTAAATCCAGATTAGAAATTTCACATATTGGAAAACTTAAAGGGGCATCACTATCTAACACATTTATTATTTTTGATGAAGCAGAAGATGCGACTCAAAGACTATTTAATTGTGTAATCACTAGAATATCACACGGTTCAAAACTTGTTATTATCGGCGACCCATCCCAAAGTAGTCTTCAATGTGGAGGCTTTTTTCATATTGCGGCACATAGACTATTTAATATTCCAGATGTTGGCATTGTTTGGTTTCCTAAAGGTTCGTGCGTAAGACACCCTATAATTCCTCATGTTTTATCTGCTTTAGCGGCTTAACCCAAAAAAAAGGTTGCCAACTTTTGTTGGCAACAGTTCACCTTAGTTTAGGGTAGAAAATGAAAAAACTTAACGGAAATCGCCGTCTCCTCGAATAGTACCCGCATTTTTGCGTTTTGTCAACTTATTAGTATTATCGTCCATGACAGTTTTCAAATCACTATTCATGTCATAGGCGAGTTCATCAATTATCAAAAACATAATGAATAGGTAGGATTCACAAAAAACTTGTAAAAGAGACAAGTCTTGATAATTAGAATCACCACGAACATATTTTTTGATAAGTCCTGCTAATGTTCCCGACGCAAAATTAAGAGCCATATAAGTCCTGAACAAATCAGATTCTTCAAGACTTTTAGTTGACACAGAATCTAGATAATTTTGAACATTAACTATAAAACCTTCGACAGAGCGATAACCAAGGTGAATACACAAACGACTTACATAGTAAAGAATATCGCCTAGTTCTAAAAGCAACTTGGTTCGTTCTAAGTCTAAAACACTTTCTTCGATTTCTAACACACCTTCTTGAAAACCAACAAGCAAGGCAAAAGAGTCGTTAGCAAATTCGTTAATCTCACTAATTAAACCGAGAGTGACGTATTCCAGTGATTTGTCTGAAGGATATACGACGGTGGTATTTGTGAACTCCCAGTAAGAAGTTAGTGCATTAACAAAGCCATTGTCGATAGATTGACGCATAATTTAATGGAGTCTAAATTTAGTTAGACCTAGTATAGCACCTAAAAAAAAATTTGTCAAGGGGGGTTTGAGAATCTGTGAGATTAGGCTCAAAGTTTCGCCCATTATTTAGCTGAGAGTTTCGATTAACTTTGAATTAAGTTTTGGATGTTAAAAAAGGATAAAACATTAAAGTTATATTTGCACCCCGGTCAACAAACAGTATTTGTTAGTCCTAAAAGATTTAAAGTATTGGTGAGTTCCCGTAGATACGGTAAATCGAGACTCATGTTGACAATGATTATCGATAAGGCACTCAATTATAAAGGGGCGTATGATAAAGCATCACCGCCGGTAGTTTTATTAGGAATGCCATCTTTAAAACAAGCCAAACAAATTCATTGGAATCCTTTAGTAAAATTATTAGAGGGGCATCCTGGAATCGAAAGAATCTATAAATCTGAATGTAGAATTTCCTTTAAAGGAAACAAACCAGATATAATTTTAAGGGGTTTAAATGAGGACAATGGGGACAATTGTAGAGGGTTAAAAATTTATTTCGCAGGATTAGATGAAATGCAAGACATTAAACCTATAGCATGGACGGAAGTAATTATGCCAGCATTAATTGATACAAAAGGGTCATGTGCTTTATTGACAGGTTGTGTGGCTCCTAACACCTTTGTCTTACCAAGACAAGGCATGACAGAAATTGTTGAATTTAATCAGGATAGTTGTGCAAAAGAGTATCAACCGCTACAAGACGTTGAGCTTTATGGACTCAATAATGAATTTCATAAAGCAGATTCTTTTTTTAATAATGGATATAGCGATACCAAAATCATCACATCTTCTTTTGGATTCACATTAGAAGCTACTTTAAACCATCCTATTTGGACAAAAAATGGCTGGAAAAAAATGGAAGAACTGAAAGAGGGTGACACAGTGGCTATAGCACATGGTATGAACATTTGGGGTAATAAAGACCCTATAGATGGTTTCAAAATCAAAAGACAATATGTGCCTAAAACAAAAGGTTGGCTACAACCTAATCAAGGGATGACCAAAGATTTTGCCTATTTTCTTGGTCTATGGTCATTTCAAGGAACCAACAAAAAACAAAATGGTAAGTCTTACATTAGCGTAAAAACTACTACTCAACAAATAAGAGAGTTTTTAGAAAGTGGTAAGATTTTAGGGGCTATATTTAAACAAGATGAAGGAAATGTTTGGTCGTATGTAGATAATGATTTAGTAGAGTTACTAAAGCATATAGGGATGTCCACTGTAAGCCGAAGAAGAAGAACCTTACCATTATGGTTGTTTCAAGGGCGTAAATCTTGGGCTATCTCTTTTATTCAAGGGTTTATGGACATTGCTGGTTCAATTGGTACTACAGGTAACAGAGTATCAAAAATTATTCATTTCACTTGTAATAAAACATTAGCTCAACAATTTCAATTGTTACTTTCTAACTTAGGTGTAATTGCAAAAGTTTTTTCATTACCGCATGACCCTGAAATGGCTCAATTAGAACTAACTGGTTCACATTTTGATACTTATTGTGAATTAATTGGTTTTGGGTCTGATAACAAAAAAACAAGTAGTCTAGGAGTACAAAAGTTAAACCCACCCGATGAACCTTTTAATTCTGATGACTATTTTTGGGACACTATAGAATCAATTAGTGACTCTGAAAATCAGACTTACGATTTTACAGTACCGAATACAAATTCTTTCTGGAGTAACGGGTTTATTAGTCATAATACACCTAAAGGTTATGGAACGTTCTTTCACAGTTTGTACGAAAATGGTGATAAATACAAAGATTGGGGTGCTTTTCATCGTACAATTTATGACAACCCCTTTATTCCTCGTGAAGAAATTGAACGTATAAAAGAATCTTTACCAGAAAAAGTATTTAGACAAGAATGTTTGGCTTCTTGGGAAAATTTTGATGGTCAGATTTTTTCTTCCTTATCTACTGACAATATTATTCCTGATGAGAATTTACCTACTTACTTTGAACAAGTATATTTAGGTGTTGACTGGGGTGATGTCAATCCTGCTTTAGTTGTGGTGGGTAAAATGGGTAACACTTACTTTATTATTGATTTCTGGGAAAATCCTAACCCTAATACTGCCATTGAACAACGAGTTCATAACGACAAAGCTCTTCAGTTTGTGAGTGAACACAATGTGAGCCGTGCATTTGCTGACCCATCACAACCCGGTCGAATTTTAACTATGAGAAAGTCTGGGATTCCTAAACTTATGGGGGGTTATAATCGTGTTAATGAAGGTAATGGTATTGTAAACACTTTACTTTATCAAAAACGCTTAATGATAGCCGAATCTTGCAGAAGGGTTTATGAAGATATGGGGGCATATCATCGGACAACCAAAGAAGGATTGATTAAAGAAGAAGTCGCTGAAGCTCAACAAGACCATCTTTGTTTTGTGGCTGGCACACAGGTTTTAACAGAAACTGGTTGGCAAAATATAGAAAGCCTGAAAGTTAAAGACAAAGTGTGGTCTTCTAAAGGATTACAAAATATTACTTTCACTGGTTCTCGATTAGCAGAAACGGTAGAAGTTAAAGATTACAATTCTTCTGGTATTGTGCGCTGTACTCCAGACCACCCTTTTTACACGAATAATGGTTTGATAAGTGCTGAAAATCTTAGTGTTATAAACCATTTAAACTATCTTGACCAATCTCAATGGGTGTCACTTTTAGGGAGCGTCAATAATTTAACGGATTCCCTATGGTCAAGCCCAGCCCTAGAATGTGTAGGTAAATACTCAATAAACCGAGTCTATAACATAGAAGTCGAAGAGTCACACAATTACTACATCAAAATTGGCTCAAACGCAGTATTAGTTAGTAATTGCGATGCTTTAAGATATGTGTTAGCAACTTTAGAACATAAAAACATCGAAAACATTATTCCAGAGGGTTCTGTCATAACCACACCAGAAAGACCCGTTCCAAAGTCTAACTCTTTATTTGCGGGCTTAATTTAATCAAAGTGGGTACGCTCAACACTCTAGTAGCGTTATAATAATTTCATTCAAGTTGGAAAAAATAAAAGTTGGAGATAAAAATGAAGTTTAGGAAAAAACCCCTTGTTATTGAAGCAGTTCAGTTTATAGGCAACGATGCAGAATGTTTGGCATTCTGTCCTATTGCGAAAGACCCCGTTGATAATAAGGACAACCTGATAATCCCTACACTTGAAGGAGAAATGCGTGTTTCATTTGGCGATTGGATTATCAAGGGGGTGAACGGCGAGTTCTATCCGTGCAAGCCTGACATCTTTGAAAAGACTTATGACAAAGTTAAAGTCTAACTCTTTATTTGCTGGTTTAATTTAATCCTAAAATCGCCCAACACTCTAGTAGCGTTGGGTTTTTAAATGAAATATCCAAAAAAAGTAGCATTTGAAATTTTAGAATCTGTCCATCCTGAAGTTGAACAAAATCAGGAACTTTTTGACATGACTGACGACTTGTTAGGGGGTGGTCCAAGATTAAAAGATAATTTAGAAAAATATTTAGTTAAAAAACCAGATGAAGATGCTGAAATTTACAAATACCGTAAAAAACTCTTTACTTATGTTCCTATTTTAGGGCAATGTTTAGCTCAATTATTGAATAGGATGACTGCCTCTAATCATACTATTAATGGTTTTTCAGAAAGTCCTAAACACAAAGAATTTTGGTTTAAATTTAGAGAATCTGTTAACGGTAATCATCAAAAAGAAAAAGCTTTTATTAAAGATGTTTTCTTTAAACTTTTAAAATATGGAAAAGTATACGCAGTAATAGAAAAAGATTATTCAGACATTTTACCTACTAATAAAAAAGAAGAAGAAGAATTAGGTTTAATGCCTTATATTGCGTTGTATGACCCTCGTTCTGTTATCCACTATCAAGAACTTGATGGAAAGCTAAAATGGATAAAAATTAGAGAATTAGAAACCAATTATAGCCCTGTAGGTGAAACGCAATATTTTCTGAAATGGACATTTATCGACGATAGTTTTATTACTAGCTATCGTTGTCCAATGATTTATAGTAATACAGGAAAACTTGAACCCGATGTCCAATCGGAGTTTAATTCAAGTTCTTATATGATTCCTTTGTATAAACAAGTTGCCCATGAAAGAGGCACTATTCCTGTTGTAAATATTAAAATTCCTGAAAATCTTTGGGTCACTAAAGAAGCTATATTTTTAGTTTTGGAACATATTAGGGTTCATAATAATTTGACATATACCGCAAATGTTGCTGGTCAAATTCAAAGATTATTTACTCCTATGTCTGAATCCGCAGATAAAATGGTTGACTTGGAAGAAGCCAGAGGTCAAACAGGAAACCATCGAGTATTAATTGGACAAGGATTTACTTTTAATGAAACTACTGGTACTGCCATTAATACCATTGCTGGCTATCTAGGAAAACTAGAAAGTAGAATTAAAGATTTAATTTTTTCTAATGGTATTTCTGCTGGTGATGATAGACCAATGCAAGAATCTGGCGTAGCTAAGAGTATGGACTTTATTAGTCAAGAACAAGCTCTTGCCGCTTACGGTGAACAATTATTGTTTTTTCTTGAAGAATGTTATAAATTAGTTGCTTTAACTCAGGGCTTTAGTAAAGAGGAAATTTCTCAAATTTCAGTTTCTGGTCTTAATGAATTTGTTTTAGATACTGTTGACACAAAAGTAAATAGAATTTCCCTTTTAGAGGCTTTAGACACTCCTATTTCCAATACTGCTATGCGCCTAGTGGTTGAAGACCTACAACGAGCTTTAACTCCTAACGCTTCAATTCTTGAACAAGAAATTATCCATAACGAAACTTTACAAGACTTCTCAGATGTCAACCATCCTAAACTTGGTTTAGAAGAACTTACGTCTTTAGTATTGAACCAAATCGTTTCTGTTTCTACTGCTCAAGAATTATTAGGCTTTGACCCTTCAGTAGAATGGGACAGAATTAAAGAACAAATGCTTGAAATGCAAGCTATTCAAAACCCTGAAAATAAAAACTCACCTACAACTGAAACTGAAGAAACTGAAAAACCTGAAGAACCTGAAGAACCTGAAGAACCTGAAGAAAATGTTGACCCTCTTGAAACTGTGGTAAATCTAGCTAATGCTTTAGCTACTCTTTCTAATGATAAAACTGAAGATATTCTTGCTTCTGTTAATTTTAATGAAAATATTTCACCTGACGAAGCAAAACCAATAATTATGATATTAGCTGAAAAATTAGGTAAATTAATTGACGCTACGCCAGAAGAAGTTTTAGAGGGGGTTGGTTATGAGGAGGATTAGAAAATCTAAAGGCTTAAAAATAAATACCAAAGCCAAAATTAAAGGGTCAATTGCTTATCGCACAAAAGCTTTTGGTAAGTTTAACATATACAGAATCTTTAAAGAATCTGATGTTAAAAGAGATGCTAGTGGAAAATTTACCTTTGAGGGAGCCGTAAGTAAGGCTTATGGTAAATTTAATCGTCAACAAAGTAAGGAAAAGATAGCTAATGATAAAAAATCTCAACTTAAAAATCAAAATCAGGAGTCTCAATCTAATCCTATAACTCAAGATTCCAAAAGTGCCAAAAAAAATCAACCTAACTCAAAATTGATTCGCATATCTTTGGCTAAAAAGATTCAGCCTCTTTTAGAAAAAATTGAAGAAATAGTTACTCAAAAAAGTAAACCCTTAAGTGCCAAAGGTACAGCTTTACCTAAAGATTCTAGAGGTAAAATAAAACCAGCCGGTATTATGCAAAAATCGGGTGAGCGAAACTTTTCTGTTATGGTAAACAACCTTAAAGAATTTAGAGAGGCTTTTGGAGAATTTTCAACAAAACAAATTTTATTGACTTATAACATTAGTCTGCTTACTGCTGAAAATAGAAAAAAACTCTTAGATGAATATCGAAGATTTCTGAATTTTAAGGCTCCTGAACTTTTTGCTGACGGTCAAGTTTACAATTCTTTAAAAGATATTAGAGCGGCATTAGTTAAACAAAACGACGTTGACGCATTAAACAAAGAATTTTTTGAAAATAGATTAGTTGCTTCTTTTTTAAGTTCTACGACTTGGGCAAATTTAAGCACTGTTCCAGAATATAAAGTTAATGAACTATTTAAAGATATTAAATCTATCTATGATTCTGCAAATTCAAAACGAAAAAACTTTAAAGCCGCAAAAGAAGCTGGTAGATATAAAGTCGAAAAAGTTGCTGACAAAGAGCAAATAGCACAGTTCTTGAAATCAGCTATAGACTCCATTAACATTCAAAAAGAAGAACTTATACGAAATGCTTTAATTGCTAACGAATCCGCAAAAGTACCCAAATCAGATAAAGAAATAATAAAAGAAATAGAAACAGAAACAAAACTATTAATTGAGTATGTTACAAAACTTGGTAGAAATGCTGAGGTCGTAGGTGATAGAACTATTCTTAGTAATAAACTCCAAATTAAAGATACGTTTTTAAGAAAATTACCAATTTTAGAATTAATGCAATTACAAGAACAATTACGTTTTGAGATTGGTAATAATGTTGATAAGGCAAAAATTCAACTTTTTCTTTTTAACTTGGAAAAAGATGATATTTATAAAGTCCCTATTACTAAAATTAAACAGGGCTATCAACTCCATCATGTAAACCAATTTGCATCTTTTGATGTTAATGGTAATCCTTATTTTGCTATTGAAAAAGCTTATGGTAGTAGTAATAAAGATTCACTTAAAGCTATTTCCGAAGAAGATTTGTTAGGTTTAACCGTAAACTATGATGAAAATGGTAATATCTCTTATTTTTCTAAAGATTATTTCTCAGAAAAAGGCGCAAAATTAAAAGGTTCTGTTTTTTTAAAAGATTTACCATTAAGTTATTATCGCAATAATTGGGAGTTAATTGTAGACAAAATCGACAACACTATCATTGGGTTTAAAAATCCTGAATCCGGAGAAACTGTTTCTTGGGACAAAGCTATTTCTGAAATGAACCACTCGCCTAAGTTATATCTGGATTTACCCATTGCTTATCATGAAAAGTCTAGAGTCAACAGTTTATATGGTTTATTACACCCTGTCGAAAATTATACTATAAAATCTGATAATGATATTCAAAAATCTCAACTATCAAATCTTTCTGAATTAGCTTCTAAATTAAACGTCTCTAAAAAACTTCAGACAGAATTAGAAGAAGGACTCAAAACAGGAAAGTTAAAAGCTGGTAAAGGTCAAGTAGAGTCTGAAAGACATGATGAGGTTCGTGATAATTTAAACTTGTATCGTCGTCTTGAACTTTTGGAACAAGTAGAAAAAGCTATAATATCTCAATTTGAAGAAATACCCTCAGCAAGAGATAAAGCTGTTATTTCTAATTCCGCTAAGTATAATTACTATAAAAATGGAATCAGACCTTCTTATGTTAATAATTTGACTAAATTAGAGGAAAGATTAGCTTTTTTAACCCAGTCTGCGGCTTCAATAAATGATTTATTACCTTCAGACCAAAATTCTGCCCAAATTGAGGCTATTAAAAATCTTCAAGAAAAAATAAAAAACACAAAAAACGTGATTAAAGAAATTGATAAGGTGACTAATTCTATCATCAATCAAGGACTTAACGCTGATTATATTAGAAATCACACACCAAGCCAATTCTTTGACTCTGCTATTAAAAATCCTAGAATTTGGGGACTTCCTGCTAATGCTACCCCCAAAATGGTGATGAATGCTATAATGAATGAACTTAATGGCTCGACTTTAACCGACAACTTCCCTAATTTAGACGACCAATTAAAACCTTTGCCTAAAGACTCAAAAAACGATGATTAACAATATCGATTTAACCATCTACTCCCCCTATAATGCTTCACTTATGCTGGCTGTTAATAATCTTTCTGAAGCTTTTTGGCTTAATGTGAAGGATTACTCCGACAATCCAAATTATTCCTTTTTTGGGTATGCTTTTGGTGGTGGTTCTGCTAAAGATATTCAAAATCCTGATAAGTGGATTTTGATTAAAGACACTGATTTGCTCTCTATACGCCCTTCTGAAAATCCTAACGCCACTTCTGATTCTGTCTACGAATGGGATGTTTATAACGGTTTAGTTATTGGTTTAAAAGATGACCAATTTGAATTATTTGATTATCATAAAATTCCTTTTATTCATCCTGATATTTTGTATGCTAATTACTATTTTTGGATTAACCTTCAGGACAAAATCTTTTTTCGACAAATAAGCTCAAAAGACTAATTTGAATTATCTTAATTGACAGGAAAAAAGTTTTTAGGCATTAACCCCTTGACAGAATTAAAAACCTGTGATATGATAGAGGGGTTTAAGTTTCAAACCCATTATTTTTGATGAACAAACAAGAAACAGCCACAGAAATATTAGATTTCTGCCAAAAAACTTACCCAGAGCTAAAGTGGTCATTTACGTCTTTAACTAAAACTGAAGACATGATTTACGGGTATCGCACTATTCTTAATTCTATAAATGGAATACAAATAGATATAAGAGTCAATAGTAACAACTCTTATAGTAGTGACGGTTTACCTAGTGATTTTAAAAATTACATAGAAGGTCGATCTACTATTTCTAATTTAGAGTGGGAAGGGAGTTTTCTTGTATGGATAAATGATAGAAAAAACAGTACAATTTCATTCAAGAAAAGTGGAACCGCTAAACATAAAGAATTAAATCTATGGCGTGAAAAAGGAACACAAATTATGATTAATATTCTTTCGTTTATTGAACATGAAATACAAACCGAGGCAACACTGTCACAACAGCAAAAGAGTTTTTTGAAAAGCTAGAAGCTATAGAACGCTCAAAAGAGATAGATATACTTAAAAAAATTGCGGCTTTTGGTCATAAATTTCAGAAAAAAAGTTGTTGACAGATTTAAACCAATCGGCTATAATGAAATTGTAACTCCTTAGTAATTAAGCCCTCTATTTAACCCTCTACAAATTAGAGGGCTTTTTTTTGACCTTAAATAATAAGTTTTTCTTATGTGTACTATAAGAATCCTTAATATCAAACCAGTAGCATCTTTCAACCACATCTGCTATATTGTACTTTAAAACCTTTGTCAGCACAAGTACTTTAAAAACATGGATATTAATTTTCAAAATAAACTACCAGTGGCAATTTCTATTGGTGAGGATGTGGCTAAAAAAACCTTTAGTTTTGTTCAGCTATCTCGCCTACAGTCTAGTGAAAATATTTTGATGTTTCCTTTACTGGAATCCCAAAATTTAGAGGGTGGTTTCAAAAATATTCTTGAGCAAGCACGGCAAAAGGTAAACAATGCACTCAATCTAAATTGTCAATTTTCCATATCGGATTTAAAAGACAGAATAACGCAGTCACTATCTAATCAAGGTTGGAACGAGGTTGATTGGGCAAATTTTTGGGTTAAAGAATTTTCGAGAGCTTTGGGGTATAATCAGTGGTTGAATCGGTCTTGTTATTCATTCTCTATTTTGGATAAATACCTTAAACAAAAAAACTCGAAGATTATTATTTTGATAGATGGACTAGAAAATATTTTTCCGGATTTAGCCCATGATAACCTTCAACAAACAGCTTTGAAAGCATTGATAGAAAATTTGCCAAATAAATTGTCCGAAATTCGGCAATCTAATCTAGGATTGATCGTTTTTCTGCATAGAGATTCCATGAGAAAAACAATTAGGCAAAACTCAGGACAATTTGAAAGCTTGTACAGTGAATACCTTTTTTAGTGTGTGGTCAAACGACTAAGCCACTAAATTATCCTAAAATCACCTAGCTTTAGGTGATTTTTTTTTGAAACCCAGACATATACTAATTAACTTTACCAGTCTTTAATTATGTCTGATGTGTCAAATGCCCCTTTAGTGGTGGTAGATTTTCGAGTAGCTGTCTATCAAATATATTCTGAGTTTAAATTTATCAAAGCAAACTGTCCTCCTGAGATTGTGAAATCATGGTTAAAAGCGGCATGGGCTTTAAAATTAAACAGGGGTTTTACTGGATTGCCTTATTTTCCACATACTGTGGTGGTAGTCGACGACAGTTCACCTTATTGGAGAAACGATTATTTAAGAGAACGAGGATTTCCAGAGTATAAGGGCGGAAGACCCACTAAAACAGACGAATGGTATGAAGTCAATCAAGCTGGTATTGACTACATTCACGCACCCAACTCCCCCTTGCATTACCTTAAATTTGAAAAATTTGAAGCAGATGACATAGCTTCGGCACTTGTCCGCACAAGTCCTAAACGTTTAATCTTTCTTCACACTATTGACTCGGATTGGATGGGGTTAGTCAAGGATGGTTGTCTCAATGCGAATTTTTCTTTAGACGAGGCAATTAAGGAACCATGGGTCGATACAACTGTTCTATGGGTCAGCATGGATAAATGGACACCTCGTTTTAGAAATGTGGAAGGAGTAATAGCTCACACACTCAAAAGGGAAAAAACCCAAATTACTAACCCCGCTCAAGTCTGGGATATTAAGGCTGAAAAAGGCGATAAATCTGACAATTTAACCAAAGGTAGCCCTCTAGAGGTGATTAATCTATTAAATCCGCCACTTCAATACGATTTGCTCAATATCCCTAAATGTAAAACCCAAATAGTGCAAGTAGCAAATGCTGGCACACCTAACTCAAGTTTAAAGCATATCAAAAAAGCTCATCAATGGTTTGTCAATGCTGGACACCGTGTACCATTCTGGGGGTACTACGACTTTGTTCCAGACTTTTGAAAAATATTTTGAAAAAGGGGTTGACATCTTCAAAAAAACCAGCTAATATAGAAAACATAGACAAAGCAACAAGGTTCTAGTTCACACGCAGTCACTAACCCCGCCCAAGTCTAGGTTTGCAACTTTTGCTAAATCAAAAATCAAACCTCAAAATCAACCAAACTCTCTCAAAACCTACGAATTATGTCCTACAACTCTGTCGTTTCTTATGATAAACTTGAATCCGTTCTTTCCTCGAAAAATTGGGATAAAGCCTACGTCAACCTTCCAAACTCGTCAATCGGAAATGTTCTTAAGTCCCAATTTAAATACATTTTCGAGTCCGTTGGGGAGACCTTCTCCGATAACGAATCAGTATTAACCGTACAAGCAGATAACGGAAACTTAAAACGCTTATACAGCCCTACTGTTTACCTCGTATCCAACGAGAAAATTCGTGAATCTGCCTACGCTAAAGCAAATCCTAGCCTATTTGAATGTGATAGCACCCCTGTTTCTGACGAAGAAAAAACCAAAGCAAAAACTCCTGAAGCCATCAAAGCTTATGAAGATTTATTGCTGAAAGGGCGGAATGTCGCTGTCCGTATGGGAGCTAAACTTTTTGTTCCTTTATTAGCTTTTAAAGCCATCGAAGGTTGCGATATTGCTTTAGATAACGGTGACATTGAAATTACCTTGCCAGAAACAGAACAGTTTCCTGAAGGTTTAACTGTAAAATTCAGTGTTCGTTACTCTGAATCTGACCTAGATAAGCGGAAATCTCAAGAAGCATCTTTTAAACGGGCGTTTTCACGGTATCTCAAAAACTCCGAAAACAACTTTGGTGCTTTTCTATGTGAACCCCCTACCGGTGGTGGTAGCGGTATTCCTCTCCGTGACTTGGACGAAAATTCTGTTCATACCGTCATCGGTTATGAATTTAAAGAGTCGGAAAATGGAGGTTTTTATATTCTTTCCTTAGACTCTGGTATTCATGTCATGAGCAACAAGGCTTTAGCTACTACCTTGCGTGGAAACCCTATCATTACTCCTGACAAACCCGGTATTCTGCGAATTGCCGACAAGAAAAAAATGGCTAATGGCAACATGAAAGTAAATGCCGCTCTTTTAGTTCCTGTGGAAAACTATCCCAATGATGATGGGTTTAACCTAGACTGGTAGTTCTAATGCGGTAGGTTGTCGACTGGCAGTGCCAACACTGCCAGAATCCAGCAAGAAGATAACATCTATACAATATCGCAGATGGAACAACAGAGACAAACACCTAATTTCAGGTTAATTGAAGTAATAGAAGATGATAGTGCCAAAACTTTTATTTACGAAGACCCTGAAAAAAACATTAACTCCAGCTTTTTTGCTCGATTAAAAGCTAAAATTCAACAAATACTCAGACTATTTCATCGGAAATAGAAAAAAAAGCAAACCCCCCCATTAACCCCCCCTAAAAATTTGAGGTCTTATGTCTGATAACTTTGACTTTTCCGAATACGATGGTGAGCTTGAAAACGAATGTACTCTATTAACTCGAAGCATCATTAACACTCGTCGCCGCATTCAAAAACATACAGACAGTAACAAATTTAGTTTGGCTTCTCGTGCCAGATTATTAAACGCTATTACTCATCTGAATTTGCTTCTAGAAGATATATTTGACACCTACGAAGAACTATTCTTCGACAAAGAGTAATAATTTTCTGCTTGAACGCTCAAACCCTAGATTAGTATATCTTGGGTTTTTTTAAATGTTATCTGAAATTAGTAAGCCGCTTACTTTTAATCAACTAAAATCAAACTCTGAAATCCTTGCAGAATTGCAAACTTTGCTCAAAGAAAAAGGATTTTATCACTTAAAAATTGACGGAGTTTGGGGTCAAGGAACTGAAACAGCTATTGAGTCTGTCGCTAATTTATTAAATTTAAATAATTTCGATAAAAAATTAATTGGTAAAACTTTTATCAGCAAATTAACAAGTTACAATCCTGAAAAAGATACTGAAACTGAATTGGATGTTAGCCCTATCACAGAAGCTGACATTTTAGCATTATCCAAATCTTTAGTCTTAGAATTAGCAACCATTAAAGCAGTTATAGAAGTAGAATCTTCTGGTTCTTGGGTACAAAAAGATGGAAAACCTATTATTCGCTTTGAATCTCATATTTTTAGTAGCCTAACTAATCATTTGTACGATAAAGATTATCCCAATATTTCCAGCAAAAAATACAATCCAAGTATAAATTTATCTACTTCTGAAAAAGAATATTGCCGATTAGATATTGCTAAAGATTTAAATGAAACAGCCGCTTTGAAATCTGCTTCTTATGGTGCTTTTCAGATTATGGGCTTCAATCATGCTCTTGTTGGATTTAAAACTGTACAAGATTTCTACCAAGCCATGTTTAGCCCTAAAGAGCAATTAAAAGCTTTTGGTCAATTTTTAATCAAAAACTCGTTAGTAAAAACTTTAAGCAATAAAGATTGGAAAGGGTTTGCGTATTCCTATAATGGGTCTAGTTATCATTTGCACAAACCGCCCTATGATGTTCGTTTAGAGAATGCCTATCAAAAATACAATTAGGTTGACAAATATCCTTTTACGTCCTAAAATAGGATACATAACGAGTTAAGGAGTTTGTTTCCATGCCCAGAAAAAAGGCATCATCTAACAACGTGGACAAATTTAACCACCCAGAGTATAATAGCCAAAATCACTTAAAAGATGTCGAAGATACAGAAGATTTAGGGGATAACTATCTCAGTGACTACGATAAATATGCCGAAGGTATTCGGGTATTAAGTTCTTTAGGTTATACTTTCATTCCCCATTTTAACCCAGACTGTCTTGGACACAGGGTTTATGTCGATACGCCTTTCACCCTGATTTCTAAAGATGGTAAAACAATTACTGATGTTAACCCTCCAAAAAATTTAAAATGGCGTAAAAGAATTAGCCTTGGTGATGATTTACCTTTATTGTCTAGTGCTTATTGTGCTATTCGTTCTCAATGTGGTAAATCAGTTGGTGATTTTTGGAAACCTATGGTAGAGTTAGGTGGTGATAAACGTAAAGCCATTTTTAATATGGCATCCCTTTTTCTTGATGCTGAAAAGTTTAATTCTCGTCAAAAGTCTGATAATCTAATCAGTCTTACAGGGGGCGATGGTGGTTTATATGTTGTCCCCCAAAAGTCTTGGTTTGACTCACGTTTTGATTCCATTTCTATTGACGACCTTTTATACCTTTTTCCCTCTGCTGAATCTAAAATGCTTCAGTACATCATTGGGCGGATTTTTGTCGGGCGTGGAGGTACAAAATCCATTGAGGGTATTGTCGTTGAACATAAAGCCCGTTATATGGGTATAATTACAGGCGAACCTCGTTTAGGCAAATCAACCTTTTTAGACGCTATATCCGAAGCTATTCAATCTTTAGGCTTTGAAACTACTACCATTTCTGAGTCTAGCGGTCGTTTTGGTTGGGCTGAAATTGCCAGCAGTCATTTTACGTTTATCGATGACTTAACCAAAGAAACCCAACGTCGTATTATTTCTTCTGGCAAAATTAAACAGATTGTTTCTAACAATGTTCTCAAAACTGAAAATAAGGGTGAAAGTGCTGTTAACACCCAATCCCAGACCGTAATTATTGCCAGTAGCAATTCTTTCAATCTTCGTGATTTCTATAACGCTGACTCTGGTATTCAAGACAGAATAAAAATCTTAGAAATTAAAACTAAGGCTGAACTTTGTAAAGACAAATCTTTACCTTATCAGGTTGACGAAACTTGTCCTTTTAACCTTCATCGACATTGGCAATTTATTGCTGATAAGAACAATGTTTCTTATGAGTCTCTCATTTATTGGTTGATTTACCTTTGTGTTCAAGAATTTTTGTCTGTTGTGGGCTATACTGAGGAAATTCCTCTTTTTCAACCTGAGAAATTTCCAGATATTGATGAAGAGACTTATAAACATCTTATGCGCTCTATAGCTCCTACTTTGAAAAAGACTAAGCCTTGTTCTCTTTATAAGACTGTCGAAGACTTAGAACGCAATTTCCGAATCCAAACTATGACTAATTCTACTCAAGCTTTAGTTTACTTTTGGCGATTTTGTCTCATTCTTTTCACTTATAACGTCGAAAAGAAACCTTCTTTACCACCTCCTGTTTTTGACGTTAATTTTCTTATTCACTTTTTAAAGGCTCATCAAGCTTTTTATTCCCCAGAATTTGAACCCTTACGCACTTTTCTAGAGGCTGATTATCTCTCTAATAACTCTCCTAAATGGCATCCTTATTCCGTGTTTTTAGAGGTTAACGGCTCTTGTATCTCTCAAGCTATTTTGAAATGTCTTGAGGCTGAAAATCTTTATTACCCTCCCGCTAAAATGGTCGAAATTTGTTTAAACTTTTTTACTTCTTCTAAAGGGTTTGAACTTCGTAAAGATTTACCTATCATTATGGAATCTTATTCCTTAGCTTCTGCTCATGATTCCTTTTTTGTTGAATTAACTTCTCATCTTTTTTATGAACAACCAGCCCTCTTTGAATTAGTTCAAAAGGCTAAAAGACAAGTCCAATCTCGATAGGTACGGAGGTTTTTATGCGTTCCAGAGGCTTTGGTAAAAAAGTCACAGCTAACTCTTTTAAGTTTCGAGATTTTGATAACTTGTCCCTTTCTGCCATTCAATCCGAAATTACCGACAAATCCTCTTTCATTAAAGTTCATAAAGAATTTGAACTTTTTGTCTTAACCAATGTCCTTCCCGTTGGTTATACTTGCTCTCATCATCTCCAAATCTACAATCTTTTAAAATCCCTTCTTCCTCTCTTCAATCCTCCCAAATCTAACGCTACTTCTGCTCAAGGTCTTAATAGAGCTATTCTCCTCGCTTTAGGTAGTACCTTGACCAGTCTCAAAAACCTTCCTTTTTCTGATAAGGCTCCTAATTCTTTTTTAAAGGTTGAATCAATGGCATTATCTCAGAAATTAGTCTCCAAACTTGACTATTCTCTTAAATACTCTATCTTTTTTCTGAATCAATACGACTCTTGTTATCAGGCTTCTCAGTCTTTTGATTTGCTCTCTTATTCCCCCTTTTGGCATCTTTTCAACTCTGAACTTTCTCTCTCTCGTTCTGCCTATCTTGACCATTCTTTATCTCTTTGGTCTTCACTTTCTCATTTTTATCTCCAATGTTTCAACTCTGTTATTTCTTTTTCCCAGTCAAAATTTAATCTTCCTTGCCCTCTCGAAGGTTTATTTTCTCATTTTGCACACAATCTCAATCAGGGTAATTCTCTTTCCTTTTTGATTGAAGCTTGGCAAGTCCATTTGAATCTGGTTTCCCAAACTTCCTTTTTCTATAAGTCTCCTAATCTTAACAAATGGTCTTCTTATATTGAAACTGACTCTTGGGGTTCCTATTTTTATGATGGACATAACATTTCGGATTTGCTATCTGAAGCTTTTCCTTGGTTCATCAACAAATCCTATGCCCCTAGTGCTATTGTTTCCCTAAAACCCGCTCGTACTCAAAAATATATCAGGGAATGGGCTAACTCAAATTCTTTTTCAACTTGCTCTTTGCCCCATTTTGAACCCTGTCCCTATCTTTCTGGCTTGATTTCCCCCACTTTGGATTTTTAACTTTTCTCCCCCCCCCCCTAAAAATTTATGGAACGTAAACTTGCAACCTTAGAAGTCATCAAAGACCTTCAACCTATCCTCGGTGCTGACAATATTGAAGTGGCTACTGTCCGTGGTTGGAAAGTCGTAGTTAAAAAAGGAGAATTTCAAATTGGTAGCCTTTGTGTTTTTTTTGAAATTGATTCTTTTCTACCTGAAATTCCAGAATTTGAATTTTTGCGGAAGTCTTGTTTTGCTACCTTAAACACTGGTGAAACTGGTTTTCGTATCAAAACCATTAAGCTGAAAAAACAATTAAGTCAGGGTCTAGCTTTGCCTTTATCTCTTTTTTCCTTGACTTCTAATACCTTTACACTAGGTACAGACCTCACTGATTTCTTAGGTGTCAAAAAATGGGAACACTCTGTCTCTGCTTCTTTAGGCGGTAATGTTTTAGGCAATTTTCCCTCTTTTGTTCCTAAAACTAACGAAGAACGCATTCAAAATTTAAGTGACCTATACCCTTTACTTTGTCAAAAATCCTTCAATGTTACCGAAAAACTAGACGGCACTAGCTTTACTGCTTTCTACTACAATGATACTTTTGGTGTCTGCTCTCGAAATCAGGAATTAATGGAATCATCTACCAACATTTATTGGCAAATTTTTCACCAGTATAAAATTGGTGATTTCCTAAAATCTTTACCTTTCTTCTCCGCTATTCAAGGTGAAATTGTTGGTGGTAAAATTCAAGGCAATCCTTACAAACTTCCAAACTATCGGCTTTGTGTTTTCAATTTGATTAACCTTGACAATCAAGAAAGATTAGACATTTTTTCCCCTTCTAACCTCTCCCTCTTGTCCAATGCTGGGCTTGATACTGTTCCTCTACTATTTCGTGACTTTTCTCTACCTTCTTCCCTTGATTCTTTAATTGCTTTTTCCTCTGGTAATTCCCTTCTTAATCCCAATACTATTCGTGAAGGTCTGGTTTTCAGAAACTTTGAAAATTCCTACACCAGTTTTAAAGTTATCAGCAACAATTTTTTGCTAAAACAAAAGATTTGAACTTAGGATAGTTGATTCTAGCTAGTCTTCTTAAATTCTAGGAAGACTTTTTTGCCTTCTTTAATTTAGAAGGCTTTTTTTCGCCCAAATTATAGTTAAAGCAACGTGGGATAGAGCAGTCTGGTAGCTCATCAGCCTCATAAGCTGAAGGTCGTAGGTTCAAATCCTGCTCCCGCCATTAAACTTAAATAGTCCTAATCGTTTGGCTTTTAGCTTCAATTGTGCTATAATTGGTTTGTATATTTTTAATAGAGAAAAAATGTCTAAAAGTAATCTGATTGTATTCGATTTAGATGATACTTTGCTAAATACTAGCCATGTTTATTGGCTTGCAAAAAAGCTTTTTGTGGAAACTTTATCTGAAGAATTAAAAATTAACGAAAATAAATTAATTGAAGAATTTGAAAAAATTGATAGTATTCAAATGCAAATACTAAAGCATTCTCCTTATCGTTATACTTTAAGTATGATAGAAACTTATAAATTGGTTTCTCATAAGATAAATCATCAAATATCTGAGGAAACTTTAAAGGCTATTAAAGAGTTTGGACGTTTAATTTTAAAAATTACACCAAATACTATTAAGGGGGCTAAAGAAATTCTTGCTTGGTCATCTCAAAACTATTCACTTGCATTATTGACAAGAGGTGAAAATTCATTTCAAAAAAAGAAATTACACAAAAATAAACTGTATAAATACTTTGATTTTATAAGAGTTGTACCGCAAAAAAACTCCA